CATACGTCGAACTCGGAGAGCGTAAAGTTTCTCATGATGAGTTTGATAAGATGTCCGACTTCTACAAGAATGACTTTCAAAAGTTTATGGAATACAACCTCAAGGATGTAGAGTTGGTTGATCGTCTTGAGGACAAACTTAAGTTGATCGAACTTGCTGTTGCACTTGCGTATTCTGCGAAGGTGAATCTAATGGATGTATATTCTCAAGTCAGAACTTGGGACTGCATCATTTATCATTACTTGTTTGATCATGGTGTAGTGATTCCTCAGAAGAAAGTCTATGAGAAAGACACACAGTATGCTGGTGCTTTTGTTAAAGAACCAATCACAGGAATGCACGACTGGATTGTGTCGCTCGACTTGAACAGTCTGTATCCGCACTTGATCATGCAATACAACATTAGTCCCGAAACAAAAGTGGAGGTTGGTGACAGATTCGGAATCGGTGTGGATAATCTTCTCAAGAGCAGTCCAGAGATGTATAGCAAACCATGTCACGAAAAGATCAAACAGTTTATATCTGAGGGTTACTCTGTTGCAGCAAACGGAACTTGTTATCGAAGAGATGTTCGTGGGTTTCTACCTACGCTCATGGAAAAGATGTATCAAGAACGAAGCATGTATAAGAAGAAGATGATCGAAGCACAGAAAGAGTTGGAGGATCTTCCAAACAAAGATATGACAACGCTGGGTCGTGCAGGTTACACGGAGAAACTGAAGAAGGATATATCAAAGTATCACAACTTCCAACTGGTTAGAAAGATTCAACTAAACTCCGCTTACGGTGCGATTGGTAATCAATACTTTCGATACTACGATGTCGATAAAGCAGAAGCGATCACCATGTCAGGACAGTTAAGTATTCGATGGATTGCTGACAAACTAAACGAGTTTTTGAATGATAGGATCGGAACAGAGGACTATGATTTTGTTGTTGCATCCGACACAGACTCTGTATATCTTCGCCTCGGTAAACTCGTGGATAAACTTTGTGCTGACAAGTCTAAGGATGAGATCGTAGACTTCTTGGACAAGGCTTGCACTAAAATTATAGAACCGTTTATTGACAAGTCTTTCGAGGAACTCGCAAGTATGATGAATGCTTACGAAAACAAAATGGTCATGGGTCGTGAAGTTATTGCAGACAAAGGTATCTGGACTGCGAAGAAGCGATACATGTTGAATGTGCATGACTCCGAGGGTGTTCGTTATGAAACTCCAAAGGTAAAGATCATGGGTATTGAAACCACAAGGTCTTCTACTCCAGAGATTGTTCGAAACGAACTCAAGGAAGTTATTCGTTTGATTCTAACCACTGACGAGGCGACGATTATAAATCAAGTAGAAAAAGTCAGGAGTAAGTTTTTCAACTCTACACCAGAGGAGATCGCCTTTCCTCGAAGCGTTCGTGGTTTGAGAAAATATTCCGATAGAGAATGTATTTACAAGAAATCTACTCCGATTGCAGTGAAAGGCGCACTGATCTATAATAACTATTTACGAGAGTTTGATCTCACGAAGAAGTATCCCCTAATCACAGAGGGTGATAAAATTAAATTCTTGTATCTCAAGAAACCCAATCCACTCGGCGGTCAGATGGGAACTGATCAGGTTGTTTCGTTCGTAAACAATCTGCCTACTGAGTTTGGTCTTGATGGTTTCATCGACTACGAGAAACAGTTTGAAAAGTCATTTCTTGATCCATTGACAAACATCTTAAATATGATAGGATGGTCACATGAAAAGAGAACAACATTGGAAGGACTATTTGTATGACATTCACAGAGGAACAATTGAAAGTAATTAAATGGTTGCTTGAGCGTGAATCAAATCACATCAAAGAAATATACAATGTGATATTGAAGAGCGAATCATCTACAGTGGAACATATTGAAGATGTAACAAACAGGCTAGCAGAAGTAAATGATATATTAAAGATGATTGAGAAGGAGCAATAATGAGTAAATTTCTTCATGGGTTGGTTAAAGCGTCGGGTAATGAATATGCAAGCGTTTTGGATGACGGTATTGAGTCGGATGTCAATGGTTTTGTTGACACTGGTTCCTACACGTTTAATGCACTTCTTAGTGGTAGTCTTTATGGTGGTATGCCTGATAATAAAATTCTTGCTCTTGCAGGAGAGTCAGCAACAGGTAAAACTTTCTTTGCTCTCGGAATGGTAAGTAAGTTTTTGGAAACCTATGAAGATGGTGTTGTAATCTACTTTGATTCAGAGCAAGCAGTAACATCAGACATGTTTGAGGAGCGTGGTGTTGATTCAAGTAGAATTGCTGTGTTCCCGATTGATACTGTTGAAAACTTTAGAACACAAGTTGTAAAACTCGTTGACAACTATCGTGAACTTTCTCCTGCGGATAAGAAACCAATGATGATTGTTCTCGACTCTCTTGGTATGCTTTCAACCGAGAAAGAAATGTCGGACACTGCTGAGGGTAAGAATGTTCGTGACATGACACGCGCCCAAGTCATTAAGGCTACTTTTAGAACACTTACACTTAAGTTGGGTCAAGCGGGTATTCCGTTGATCATGACTAATCACACATACGATGTCGTTGGTTCTTATGTTCCAATGAAAGAAATGGGTGGTGGATCTGGTCTTAAGTATGCAGCATCTACCATTGTTTACCTTTCAAAGAAAAAGGTTCGTGATGGAACAGATGTGGTTGGTAATATTATTAAGTGTAAGTTGTATAAGTCACGACTGACAAAAGAAAACTCTATGGTCGATGTGATGCTCAACTATGACAGTGGACTGAATCCTTATCACGGTCTTGTCGATCTTGGAATTGAATGTGGGGTCTTGAAAAAGGTTTCAAATCGTGTAGAATTCCCTGACGGTAGAAAAGCGTATGAGAAGTCAGTCTACAATGAGCCTGAAAAGTATTTCACGGATGAAGTCATGTGGTCGATTGAACAAGGCGTTGGTAAAATTTTTAAGTATGGATCTTCAGTGTCGGAGAATAAGGTAGAAGATGAACACAGAACAACTAATCCTGTCGAACCTGATCAACAATGATGAATACTCTCGCAGAGTTATTCCGTATCTAGAAGAAGAATATTTTCAATCCAGAGTCGATAGACTTGTCTTTACTGAGATTAAGAACTATACGTTAAAGTATAGAAGCACTCCGAGTAAAGAAGCGATCAAGATATCACTAGACTCTCACGATGAGTTGACTCAGACTGAGATTCATGACTCTAATGAACTTATCGACTCATTGAATCAATGCACGAAGACCGAAGAGTTTGAGTGGTTGTTGAATGAGACTGAATCGTTTTGTAAAGACAAAGCGGTGTATAATGCTATTCTAGAGTCGATTCATATCATTGATGGAAAGTCAAAGTCTAAAACCTCTGGTGCGATCCCTGAGATCTTATCTGATGCACTCGCTGTGTCTTTTGATACACACATCGGTCACGACTACATCGAAGATTCAAATGATCGATATGAGTTTTATCATCAAGTCGAGAAGAAGATTCCGTTTGATCTAGATTTTATGAATCGAATCACTAATGGTGGTACACCGTCCAAGACTTTAAATATTGTCATGGCTGGAACAGGTGTTGGTAAGTCTTTATTCATGTGTCACCACGCTGCAAACTGTTTGATGCAGAACCTAAATGTTCTGTATATCACTTGTGAGATGGCGGAAGAAAGAATAGCAGAGAGGATCGATGCGAACATCATGAACATCACGCTTGATGATCTGAAAGATTTACCTTTCAAGATGTATGAACAGAAACTAAATGCAGCAACGAATGGTGTTAGTGGTAAACTAATTATTAAAGAGTATCCTACAGCAACAGCAAACTGCAATCACTTTAGAATCCTGCTCGATGAATTATCATTGAAGAAGAAGTTTAAACCTGATATTATCTTCATTGATTATCTAAACATCTGTGCATCCTCTAGATTGAAGCAAGGAAGCAACGTGAACTCTTACACGTTTATTAAGTCAATCGCAGAAGAACTTCGTGGTCTTGCAGTCGAGAAGAATGTTCCGATCTTTAGTGCGACTCAAGTTAATCGAACTGGTTACTCCAGTAGTGATGTTGGTCTTGAGGATACGTCAGAATCCTTTGGTCTTCCTGCGACTGCTGATTTCATGTTCGCATTGATATCGACGGACGAGTTGGAGGAACACAATCAAGTCATGGTGAAACAGTTGAAGAATCGTTATAACGATACTGCTGTCAATCGAAAGTTTGTTCTGAGTATTGAAAGAGCAAAGATGAAACTGATCGATGTTCAAGCAGATGAGCAAGACCTTATTGGTTCGAATCAAACAGATGAGGACTCGTTTGGTTCTGGTTTTGACGGTAAGAAGTTTGATGATGAGTTCCAAGCACCAGAGTCTAAGAAATTTACTGATTGGAAAATGTAATGAGTCTATTCGTTGACAAAAAGTTTATAAATATCGTGTCACCACAACTTGATAAGTTTGTATGGAAAAAGGACAATCTTGCAAACTGTCGTTGTCCTATTTGTGGTGATTCGACAACTAATAAAAATAAAGCGAGGGGATACTTTTTTGCAAACAAGAACAGTTACTTTTACAAGTGTCATAACTGCGGTTATGGAAGTAACGTATATAACTTCTTAAAAGAAGTCGCTCCTACTGTTGCAAAAGAATATTCTCTTGAAACCTTTTCAAGTAGAAATGAAAAGAAAAAGAATGATGTGATTGTTCCTAAGCAGGATGAGAAGATGTTTAATTTATTTCAAAAACCAAAACCAAAGGATGATTCGCAATATCTAAAGAATTGCATTCGAGTTGATAAACTTGATTCGGATCACTTTTGCAGGCAGTTTTTGGAGTTGCGTAAGATTCCAAAGGACGCATATAAATTACTTTACTTCTCTGAAAACTTTAGAGAGTTTCTCAGAGGAATGGACCCTGAATCTACAACGCAGTGTGGATGGGAACCACGACTGATCATTCCATTCTACAATCAAGAGGGTGATGTTGTCGCTGCACAGGGTAGAGCGTTGAACATGCAAGATGAAAAGAATGCTAGGTCAACTGCAAAGTATCTAACCGTCAAGACTGATAAATCAGCGGATCGTTTGTGGTATGGTCAATGGAGAGTGAATCCCAAGAAAAGAATTTATATTGTTGAGGGTCCGCTCGATAGTCTGTTCATACCCAATACCATCGCCATGGTTGGTGCTGGTGCGTTGGATCAAATACCAACACACTTATCCGAGAGTGAAGGAGTTTATGTTCTTGATAATGAACCAAGAAACGCACAGATTGTTCGATACAACGAACGTCTAATCGAACTTGGTAAGAGTGTTTGCATATGGCCCAATGATATAAAACAAAAAGATATAAATGACCTGATTACTTCGGGATATAATTCATCTAGTATCAAAAGTATCATTGATGAAAATACAGTTTCGGGACTACAGGCTAATTTACGATTAACACACTGGAGAAAAGTATGAGTCAAGTAGAGGTGTTAGATAAAGGTCACGTTGATTACGTTGATCATATGGGTAGCGACCTTACAGTATGTAACGCTGCAAGAGTTTCGTTCAACAAAGAATCTGAGTGGGGACTTGACTTCGATGCAATCGAACGTTTGAAAAGTTGTCCTTACAACAAAGATGATGTTCGAATGCTCAAAGAGAAAGACGAGAAACTTATTCGTTACCTTGCAAAACACAATCACTGGACTCCTTTCGCACACCCTCAAATTACAGTGCGAGTCAAAGCACCCGTTTCTATTCGTACACAATTCTTCAAGCACAAGCAAGGATTTGTGGAGAACGAGATCAGCCGTCGTTATGTTTCTTATGAGCCAGAGTTTTATATTCCGAGGTGGAGAAGCAAACCCACGGACGGTGCAAAGCAAGGTAGTGAAGATTTTGTTGTAGAAGAAACACGAACAAATCTATATGATGCAATTTGTAGAGAGTCATACGAAAAGGCTCTCCATGTCTACAACACGTTGATTGAAAATGGTATCGCACCAGAGCAAGCACGTTTTGTTTT